TAGTTACGGTCATGACCATCAATTCTCTCAAAGACATCATCACCGAAACGCTTCTTAAGGCACTTTGCAAACTTGTATGTTGTACTCTCAAGAGGTGTGCCATACAGAGAGTAATCAATATCCTCTGCCACCTTCCACTTTGTACAAGCATCGTTCATATGCTGCATTACCTGAAGACCGAACTTCTTACCGATACCTTCATCACTCTGAGAGTGTCCTGTCATAGTCTTTACACATTCATACAGACCAGCGAAACCAAGAGAGATTGTTGAGTAACCATGATAGAGAAGCTTATCAATAGGTTCACCCTTCTTAAGTCTTGCTAACGCTCCATATCTCCACTGAATAGGCGATACATCTGAAGGAGTACCAAGAAGTCTCTCATGTCTGAGTCTCAATGCTCTGTGACAAAGCTCAAGTCTTTCATCAAAAAGCTCCCAGAACTTATCAAAATCACCATTAGATGAAAGAGCTACATCTACAAGGTTGATGGTTACAACACCTTGATTGAAACGTCCATAGTATTTGTGTTTACCGTTGTAGTTCTTTGCATTAGCGATATTGCCTACCTTATCTGTAAAACGGTCTGGCGTGAGGAATGATCTGCAGCCCATGCAAGTGTATACATCACCCTTATAATCAAGCATCTTCTTCTCAGAGATGTAGTCTGGAACAAGTCTCTTTGATGTACACTCCGCAGCAAGCTTTGTAAGGTAATAATATGGCTGTCCTTCGTAGACATTATCATCCTCAAGGACATAGATTAACTTAGGGAACGCAGGTGCAACCCAAACACCATCCTCATTCTGAACGCCCTTGATTCTCTGCTTCAGAACCTCTTCAATAAGCATTGCGAGATCATCTTTCTCAAGCTGGCTCTTTGCTTCATTCAGATACATAAAGATGGTAATGAACGGTGCCTGACCATTAGTTGTCATTAGCGTTGTAAGCTGATACTGAATCGTCTGAACACCTTTCTTTATCTCGTCACGAAGCTTCTTATCGACTACAGCTTCAACTTTTCTCTTCTCTTCATCTGAGAATTTGTCTCTTAGCTTTTCAAGAACAAACTCAAAATTGCAGATTGTTTTCTCACGTAAAGCTTTACGAGATACATCAACAAATGGTGCAAGGTGAGCTAAAGATACGCTCTGACCACCATACTGATTTGAAGCTACCTGTGCAATGATCTGAGTGGTTATTGTACAAGCTGTACTGAAACTGTGGGGCTTAGTGATACCTGTCTCAGAGATAACCGTGCCGTTCTGAAGCATATCCTCAAGATTAACTAGACAGCAATTATGGAGTTTCTGAGCAAAGTAGTCTGCATCATGGAAGTGAATAATACCATTGTCATGAGCCTGTACTAAGTCAGGTGGAAGAAGATATCTTCTTGTAGCATCGGTAGAAACGATTCCAGCCATGTAATCACGCTTTGTTGGATTCAGAATTGGATTCTTGTTAGCATTCTCGCCCTTCCAGTATTCATTATCATCCTCGATAAGCTTATTGATGTCCTTATCAATGCTGTTCTCAACGGTGTGCTGATATTCCTTGATAGCCCGGTATCCTTCGTAAGCCTTTGCTGTCATCTTCTGTTTATGTGAAATTAAGTGAGAATACACATCCTTCTCGATGCTGTGTATATCTACTACATCCTCATTCTTATAGCTCTCCTCAAGCTCATTTGAGATAGCTTCAGCTACTCTTGGCTTGTTCCCATCTCCAAGACCAGACTGCATAGCCTTAAGGATAGCTTTATAAATTCTGCTCTTATCAAAAGGAACTCGTTCACCCTTACGATTAATTACTTCTAACAATGTATAACCTCGCTTTCTTAATATTTATGTTTAATAACATCATGCGTGATGAATTGTTTTAACACCCTATCTATAGGTATGTGATGGAGCTTCTATGCTATGAAGCATACGGTAAAACTCAACCCATGAAGAACATCTAATATCCTTCCAGTCATTGTTCCAGTCAGTAGGCATTCCGAAGCAAATCTTATATAGAGCATTGGAAGTCTTGAGATTCTTTGAATTATCATCAATCAAAACTCCGCAGCTCATATCTACTGAAGACTTATCATGAGAATCTTCAGGCAGCCCAGTGATCTGAATATTTCGCATCTGAGGAAATGTCTTCATTAAGAAGATAGTCTTTCTCAGAATGTTCTCCTTACTACCGATAGTAACAAAGTTAAATTCATCACCTTCCTCGATAAGCTTATCAATGACTTCCTTACAATCTGGCATCAGTTCAAGACGTTCATCGAAGAATCTCTCTGTGCTGAAATACTTCATGAGAACTTTCTTCTTAGTACACTTCAGTTCATGGAAATCCCATGAGTTTACTGCATACCAAGGAATCTTCTCGTAGCCCTCTGCATCGTAGTAATCCTCATCATAGAGGTCTACTATTCTCTTTACGGAGTTGGTAACAACTCCATCAAAGTCACAATATATTTTCATCTGTTATTCCTCTGTTACAATTCCACACTCAATAGCACTACCTCTACTGAAATACCAGTCTTTCTTTGAATCACAGACAAATTCCAATTCACTCATAGGAATTTTAGTTCTTTCATAAACAAATTTCATAAGGGTTTTATTTAGAATCTCTGTCTGTTCTATATCTTCTTTAATAGAAGTAAGAGTACCTTTAACACCTGTACTGATCTGATGATACATGAACCGAGCAAATCTACCAGCGTATCTCTTACTACCAGCAAGATAGAGCATCAATCCCATACTCATGCAGAAACCATCACAATATGTATAAATCGGAGTCTTAGACTCTACCATAAGACTTAGAAGAGCATTTCCTTCGTAAACATAACCGCCTTTACTATCAATATGGAAGTGAATAGGTTTGCGGTTATAATTCTTCTTGCTCTTATCTTCCGCATCATCCTTATTGATTAAAGTACGGAAAGCCCAAATCAGCTTACTAACGCTTGTCTCGTTAATCTCACCCATAAAGGTAATGGTGCGAGATTCTTCATCTGTCTGAATCAATGGTTCTTTTTCCATTCTATTTACTCCTCAATCTCGTACATACATCCTGCAAGTAGCTGTGCGTGAAAGCTACATAAGTCTGTCTCATAAGGTTTAACATCACTGAATTTATGTATCTTATTCCCATGACAATCTACAACCCACTGTACGATAGTTCTAGGAGCTGTAATGGACATAATAGCCTTACGATTACATCCATTACAATCGCAAAATCGTTTTGTCATACTCACTTCTCCTCATTAAATATCATCAAGTCTGCATAAGGAAGTGTTTTAGCCCAGTCACAGAACTCATGCCACTCTGAAAGCTTGTGGTTCTTACGCTGTCTTACGATGTTGCGGATCACAGCATAGTTAGCTGACCAAGTTTCCTTATACTCATAACCCATTGGCATGAACTGTCTCATGATACGGAAATAAGTGTAATCCTTAGTCTCAAGAAACTTCTTACGGAAGAAATTAACAGTATCAAGCTGTCCCTGCCAAAGAGCTGTATATTCTCTCAGAAGCTTCTCATTGTCATTAAATCCTCCAGGAATGTCGATAGCGAGATCATCAAGTGTGAAGTCTCTTGATGCACCCTTGTGCTGCATTGAACATGAATCTGTTGTTGTAGCAACCTTGTACTGATCCATCTCTCTCCACCAATAAACCGGGGCTGTAATGTCTGTAGTAACGTATATCATTCTGAGGAACTTAGAATCTGAATCAGAAGGAGCGTTGCATAATGCCTTTACTGTCTTTCTGTCATTGTCTCCTAAGATGATAGAACCCTTATTATCCACCATAGAATCGCCTCTACTCCAAGAGTTCATTGGATTTCTCATTCCTCTTAAAGCACTGAGCATTCCCATAACTTCTGTATTCTCAAACTTCATCCTGTCTCTCCTTACTTGTTTACACTTAAGCTATTTGCGTATTCCATACCCTTCCCTGTAAGAGAAAATCTGGTGTCATCATCTTCATTATTGACATATTTCTCATCAATATAGTCATTTTCCTCAAGAAGAACCAGAAGCTTATCTTTAAATTCCTCAATGGCTTCAATCTCGTTATCATATCCCTTGATAGCTTCAAGAGCATATGTAGAATCCTGTTCTGAGAAGATTTGGAAAGCAGCAAGCTCAAGAATCTTGTGGTTTACATACCAGCAAGCCTTAAATAAATCCTCAAGTGTTTTATCTTTGAACTTCTTACCTGCTCTGCTGATATACTTCACAGCATTACCGAGCGAAAATCCAAGCTTCTTGTCGATAATGAAGTCAATTACTTCAATCTTTCCATCTGTATAGTGAGATGGATGAGTTACAATGTTGTTCTTTGTTTCGTTTTCCATAACTTATACCTCTTAAACATTTAATAATATTATGTGGTTAGAAAACTTTTTGCCGTGGTTTCCTAACCACCTTGATTATTATATCACTTATTATTGCTGTGTCAACAATTAATTATATCATCTGATAAAAATTTTCCCCACTGTTCACCCATTGCTTCGGCAACTCCCGGAAACGTCTTACTACGGATAAGAGATCTGTCCTTACCAGCCTTAAGAGCTTCAAAATACCACTTCGGCTGTCTCTTCTTTTTACCGTCTTTAGTAGTGAACTCATACCACTCAAGCTCTGGCTGTTCTGTAACCTTTGGTTCTAACTTAGGTACTCCAATCTCCCATAAACAAGTAGACTTAGCATAGTTATTTCCGAACATCCAAGGTTGTATAATTTGTGACGGATCACGAGGAATACCGTACTTCTCGCAAAGCTCTGGATAATACTCTTTCACGTAATCCCCGGACATAATACCGATAGGATTCTCTATTACAATGTGGTCACAATCAGCCTTAAGGAACTGGCAGAAGAACTCAATACCTTCCTTCTGTCTACCATCTTCACGCTTCTTCTCAAAGTGCCTAGCTCCACTCACAGCTAAGTGAGTACAAGGTGGGAATGCTATAATCATATCCCATTTACGTTTAATAATGTGGCGTGTACCGTCAACAGTTGAAAACTCACAGTTACCGTTGAGCAGAGGTAATACATCTTCTTGTATATGCCACTCAGGATGACCGCCACTTTCGCCTAAAATGTCACAAGAATAGGCGGTAAATCCTCTTTTACGAAAAGCCTCGGTAACACGCTGAGACTCTTCACAAGCTACTAATATATTTATATCTTTCTTCTCCATATTCACTCTCCTATTTCTTCTTCTACAGAAAACAAATCCAACCAAAACTCAAACTTATCTGGAATAGGTACATACTTAGGTTTGCCAGTTGTAGGGTTTATCTCACCAGACTTCTCTCTCTGATTCTGTTTCTTTGTAGACCTTATATACAGCAATGAACCTACACCAATGGGATCAACACCATCCAAGCTACGATTCCACACCTTACAAGTATTTACTCTTCCATCAGCTACACGATAAAGCGTGAGATTTGAGAAAGCTTTCTTCTCTTCTATATCTTGAACGATATAGTAACGCTTATTAGCACTGGGGATAGTTGTAGAACACACACCAAGTATCTCTGACTCCCATCTGAGCTTCAGAGCTGGATTCAATGGTGCTACATTCAGATTCTCAAACAGTAGAGGATAAAGCGTATCTACATCAATCTGATTGTATAAAGTCTTTGTCTCATGACCATACTGAGCAATCAACTCTACAGGAAGATTTAGATCATTAATCTTTTTCTTACTTAACTGCTTAAATTCTCCATAATCTAAACCTTCACAGATTGCTTGTATTTTCAGGAGTGTAGGAATATCACCATAACAATCAAAGTAATCTATCTGTATCAGCTTTCTTACTACGGTAGAATTGATACCTACATTCTTCAAAGCTAATGAAGCTTCATAAAACGTCTTGGGTTTGTTTTGGCCAAGTTCACAAAGCTTCTCAGCTACAGTCTCACCAAATCCTTTGATAATTGATAAATTGGGTGTAATCATATGACGTTTCTCATCAACGTGAACCAACCTATTATCGTCACCGAACTTATAACTACCACTGACATAACCAAAGAACTGTAATGCCTCTTTGAACAGTGCAGCAACTTTCTCTTTCTTGCCTTTGCGTTGATAGTGTCTGATTGCTACCTCGTAGAATACAGCGGTATGATGTGCCTTAAACCATGCTGCATAGAGACTATCACCTGCCATAGAAAGAGCGTGTGGCGCATTGAAAGAATAAGCTGCGGCATCAGAGATAACCTTCCATACTCTCTCAAAGTTATCCATATTACCGAAGTCTTTCTGCCAAGCCACCCTTAGTTCTTGAAGAAGATGTTCCTTCTTCTCGCCTTTAAGCTTCTTCTTAGAAATGCTCTTTATGACCTTATATGTCTCTCCCATTTCAAGACCAAGGAATCCAAGAACCTTCATGATAGATTCCTGATAAATCATGAAATGAGTCGTATCTGAGAGTAAATCATCAATCTTAGGTTCACCAGTTGAATACTCTTGTCTGTTCAAGAACGTATTCAGAAGTGAAGCAAATCCTGGTCTAATCGCAGCGATAAACTGAGCTAACTCAGCTAAAGACTGAGGCTTAAACTTCATAACCTTTTGTCTCGTAGCATCTTGCTCACACTGATTGACAGCTACGGTGATGCCCTTCTCATAAATGTCCCATGTAGCCTTATCCCCGTAGACCATATCTCTCAGATCATCAAAAGATGGTACTGGTTGATTAATGGCTTGAAACAATTCATAGGTAAGACCTACTGAGTCAACAATAAGAAAGTCCTCTTTGACATATCCAAATTCATCAAGATATGAACCTTCGATTGCGGCTACTAAAGTACGCTTACCAGTAGATTCAGATACAGCACTTACAAGACCAACTTCTCTACGGATATCACCGTTTAGAAGCATGTGTCCGCAAGCGTGGACTCCTAACTGCATCGTGATACTCTGATAGTCTTTACTCTGCATGAAGATGTCATAATAAGGATCAGGAATATAATCCTTAAGCTGAATAGTGTCCTTCATGTCATCGTCAGCATGTTTCAGAGCTTTATTGTAAGCATCAATATACTTACTAATCTTAAACACTGTCTGAGCATCAACATTTGCATTTGTAGCGTATAACTGCCATGCGGATTTTTCCTTCAGTACACCGATAGTCATCAAAGGATAACAGCCATGTTCTCCAAGAAGTTTACGTGAAGCTCTAACAAATGGAGCTTGTTCAGTGATATTCAGATCAATATCTGGCATTGAACCAGCATTAACTCTCTCCGCTGTAAGGAATCTTTCAGGGTAGATAGGAACTTCAGCTTCAAACCTATCTACTGTAGTAAGACCAAGAAGCTTGTTCGTATAGAATGAGGCTGCTGAACCTCTTGATGTTGTTGTAAGAACACCACCTTCATTCTCTACAGCATCCTTTACGATTGCATGAGATGTAAGGAAGTAATCGACAACCTTACTATCTACTACCTGCTTTGCCTCATACTTGATACCTTCAACCTTTTCTTTACTCTTACGCTTTTCAGCTCTGTAAGCTTCATTAAGCAAATTATGATATCGCTTAACCTTCTGTTCATAAGTATCATTTGGATAAAGTGTAGGAATTTTGAAAGACCTATCTAAGACGATTGGTTTAACATAATCTGAAGAAAAGATATTAGTGTTCATCAATGCCATGATGATGTCTCTGTTCGGTAGAACACCTTGTTCGATGAATCTTTCCATAGCTGTAAATCCATCGGGATCATCGAGATACCAACCTTCCTCATCTGGATAAGTGATACCTTTATACTCTAAGAGCTGATCTCTACGAACATCATCATCGTCTACAATGTAGTGTGAATCCATTCCAGCTATAAGCTGAATCCCGGTTTTCTGAGAAAGCTTCAGAATCCTTTTGTTAAGCTCTTTCTGCTTCTGTGTATTGTGGGGTTGGACTTCTAAGAAGAAGTTATCACCGAAATGTTCATGAATCTTAAGCCAGATTTGTTCTGCATCTTCGTACTTCCAGCCAGCGACACAGGCAGACGTTACGATTACGTTTTCTTTAGGAATGTCAAACAACAGCTCAAGGTCAAGTCTAGGCTTGTAATAATAACCATCTTCATTAGCTCTCGACAGAGCAAAGTTAATGTCTTCACGACCTTCAGCATTAACAGCGTGAACAATGATATGACAGTTTGCGTTATCAGCTTCATGCCTATCCTTTACCCAGTAAGCCTCAGTACCATGAATGTATTTCAGTCCGTACTTCTCTGCTATATCGTAATTCTTAAACTGATTACCCTGCCAGCCATGTTCCATAGTAAAGAGGCACTTACGACCAAGCTCTGTATTGTGCTTTGCATAATCTTCTTTGCTTATAGGGGAATCTACTGTAGAAGGATTAGAATCATTGGAATGAGAGTGATAATTCTCGATTATCAACTTCTCACTCCATTCTTCAGCACTGTACGGAAACTTGAAATGCAACATAGGTATCAATTCTTTCGTATGCCTAAGTATTTCAGTCTTCTCCATGCGATATACCTTTCATTTAATATAATCATGTGTTACTGAACTATTTCGATGGAATCAGCAATGACTTGTATCTTCTTCTTACCGAAGCTGCTTTCATCGAGAGTACCTACAACACACAGCTTATTACCGTATACAGAAGCATCTTCAAAAGCTTCTAAGCTGTATGGACTGTTCCACTTGATAATGTCCACGTTATCTCCAACATGAATCACAAGATGCTTTCCATCAGACATAGTTCCAATCTCATAATCTGAGTCTACTTCAACATAAAACTTGATTGAAGGGAACTCTGTACCTGATATTACATCATAACGTTTAATTATGTCAACTAGATACAAAGATAAATCTTCGATATCTAACTGAACGTCGGCATCCGTGGTTATAGATGTAATCTCCGGGAGCTGAACTTCAAGAGTGTTAATAAGGTCTTCGAGATCATCTACCTTTACTCTCATACCTGCGGCAAGCTCATGCCCCTCTGCAATACCAAGATGAGTGTCATTGATAATTTTAGCAAAGTCATCAACTCCTATAGCTCTCATAGACCCTTTATATTCTCCGTCAATAGGATTAGTCCTTAACACCATTAAGGGTCGCTGATACTTTTCAAGAAGCTTATTTCCAAGCAGTCCAGTGATACCATAAGGTGTATCAATAAAGACTACTATTACCCGGTTATTAATCTGTTCGTCACAAGCCTTAAGAACTTCTGGAAGAAGTCTATCAACTTCTTCGTTCTGAGTCTTTCTACAGTTTTTAAGCACTCTCAGATGTTTCAGAACAGTCTTATTATCATCGGTTAGAAAAGCCCTCATAGCGTCCTGATTTGCATTGATACGCATTGCTGCATTGATAAGAGGTGCTACAGAGAAAGCTATTGCTTTTGCTGTAAATGGGTATGATCCCACGATTTTCTTCAAAGCGAGATTCTGAAGATTCTGCAAGCCTAACCACACAAGATAACGGTTCTCTGGTTCTCTCATGGACATCATATCGCCTACAAGACCGCAAGCACACAAATCACAGTATTTCATAGCATAGTCTGTATCTTCCACCATATCCATATAAGCGAGAAACTTCCATACTACACCAGAACCGCACAGAGACTTATTTGGATATGTTGTCTGAGATGTTACGAGAGTTACATACTTATCGTATGGAATCTCAGGATTGACCTTATGGTGGTCAAATACAATAACAGTAACACCATTCTCTGTGAGAGCCTTATAAGCGTCAATAGAGCCATTCAGAGAGTCTACGATAATCAGAACATCAAGCTGAAGCATTTCTTCCCAGTAATCAGCATTCATCTGTACACCGTGACTCTTACCGTCATTAATAAAGCTCACAACATCATCAACACCGTGGTCGTGCAAACCTCTGACCATCTCAGCACCAGCACTAACACCATCGAGATCGCAGTCGAAAAGAACGCCGATACGTTCTTTCTTATCAATCGCATTGCGTATATTGGCATACGCTTCGGCTATATGAGGTAACTCCACAAGAGAATACATATCGTCCTTACTAGGATGTAGAAACTTCTCCACATCGTCTATCTCTCTGAGCTGATTGAGATTTTCAATAAGTTCTGTAGGGTATTCACCTCTTCCATCATGTTTAATACTGTAATTAATCGTCATCTTATTATCTCCTCTTCCATCAGACGTATTTTATTTCATTTTGTATTATCTCTTTTAGAGCAGACACACCTAAATCTGATGGAGAACATTTACTCGGTCTATCAATGCTCTGAGTCCAATCCCAGTAACCTATGGGAATTGATTGTGTTAATCTTGTATAGTCTTTGACTTGATTTATGTTATTCAAAATCGCTTCGATTTTGTAATTGTTATCATG